CATAGCATACATTATGTCTCTAATAGGGAAAAAGAATGTCAATAAGCCCCCTAATACTGAACAAATTATATATTTGAACTGCTCTAAATAATTCATACTTCCTCCTTTCTTTATATTATAATTGTTAGATATTTATGGTTACGCCTCCACCTGCTGGAACGCTGCCCAGCTTTTGAAACACACCTTCATACCACGTGTAAATTTCGTGCTTTGTTGCGTGGAAATATATCACCTTTTCTTTAGGTGTTACACCCTCGTTTATTGGTGTGCCGTACTCTTCCATTCTTGCCCAACTGGGACAATAATCACTTCCTGTTTTGCAGAGGAAGACATTGTTACGCGTGTCGAAAACGATTTCTCCACTTGCTGCTGAATAAGCTGTTGGCGACACATTTTCAACAAAATCCTCAAATGGGAGGATAGCTGGGGTAGAATTGCCTTCAGAAGGAGGAATTATATCCATAAGAGCTTGTTTAAAAGCGTCCATAGAAATGGATTTCAAAACACCACCTTTGGCTAATATAGGGAGAGTCTTAACCTCCTCTATATTATCAGAAGAAGGCAACTCTGAAATATCTTGCGATTGTGCTTTTATAGCTTCAATAACGCCTTGAATAATTTCGTTTTTCTCTTCTCTTGTCATATCTTTTATTATTTTACTTCTCCTTTTTCAAGTAGTGATACGATGTCGTTAAACTCGTTTATAGCGTCAAAAGCTACTGCACTTAACACCATATCAGTGCGTGGTGAGTGATGGTCAAGAATAATAGTACCTATCACTCCTCTTAAGACGCCATTTTCAACCTTTTCTACCTCGTCTATAAGGTTTAAGACCTTAATATTTGTCGGGTCTGTCGTGTCCGCTTCATATTGCAGTCTATGTATAAAATTCTCCGTTGTAAGAGAACCCATACATTTTACAATGTTCGAGCTAAGCTCAAATGTTTTAATCTTTGTCATATCTTTACATATTTAAATTGTTTTTGTTTACGTCTTTTTCGTTTGCGTACAGGTAATAATCTCCTGTTAGTATTCCATCTTTATACACTGCTATTTGTGTGCAGTAGAGAGGAACACCAATCCTAACTTCTACGTTATATGTGTTATAGAGCGAGAATTTTTTTCTCAACTCTTCTATACGTGAGCGAATAAAATCAGCTGATATTTCCAAACTCCGTCTTTCTTCTTGGTCTTCTTCGATTGTCATAGAAGAATTATTGCTTCTGTAATTAACAGTACAGAGTGTAATAATATTCGTCCTTATAATTCCACTGAATTTTGTTCCTTTAATATCTTTCTGACTAAAGAGTACACCATCTGAATCTCTCACACTTTGAATTGGATTTGTTTGAGAAGTCGCAATAATATTACCCCTCACATCTCTTGCAGCGTGATATTTGTACACATTATACTGCTCGTCTTTGTTAGATTGAAATATTTTTGACAGAGCATTCGTCCCATGTATGTTGAAGAAGTAGTCAAGTGTTGAAATGCCATGAACAATGACATGAGAAGCTATATCTTCCCATCGTTCTGGGCGCATCTTAAATATCTGACCATTTACTCCATTTTCCCAAATAAGATTACCCACATCGTCGTACATTCTCTCTACCCAACCTTCCGAAGTATAGCCTATCCAGCGCATAGGGTGTGGTATTCCATGCTTGAAGAATGACTGCTGATTTCCTTCAAGTGTCATATATCCATTGCCCCTATCCTGTGTGCGTAAAGAACCTGCTATAAGCTGTCCGTTTTCATCAATGGCTGTTGTGAGCTTACCTTCGCTATTCCTTATTACGAAGTTGTCTGCTCGTGCCTCGATACGTCCTAATGTAATATTAACTCCTGCGCGTTTAATACTTTCTATCACATCAGGGTCTTTCCACGTGGTGGCTTTAGTGCCTTCTTCCAGTTGTATTTCTGATATGTAGGCTTCGCCATTGCGTGTGCAGCCTATGAATATTTGCAGATAGTTGTAGCCGTCCTCCATGTCGAAGGTGTGGGTGTATGGTTTCCACACTCCGTAAGACGATGGTATGTTGGGATAGCTTGTTTTTGGTGCGCTCATATCTTTCGACTTACTGCGCTTTATTTCTATGTATGGCTGGTCGCTGCCGTATATTCGCACGAACATTGACAGCGTGTAGGTTTTGCCACTTTGTATGGTTACGATGGGGAATTTGCAGCCGTTCCATTCGTCTTGCGTGGCTCCGTGTCGTGATATGGATAGATAGGGGTTGTCGAAGTGGGCAACGCTGGGATACTTTACGATGGTTACGTATTGCGCACGTTGCAGACTTAGCAGGTTGAGTGGACGCAGACTTGCTCCTTTCAGTAGGTTTGCACCGCCAAACGTCTGTCGCCTTACCTCCAACTGTATATTTTCTGTGGTTTGCTTGATAGATGATATACTTTCCGTTGTACCATCATCATTCAGCAAGTTAAACATTCGGGTATGGAACGTAACCTCCTTAGGGCTAATAATAGCCGTTTTCTTGCCCTCTAACGTGTAGGAATTAACCTTATCATACCAAATTATTGCAGGTGCATCATCGCCATTCACAACAACGTAAATAAGGCTCATTCTGTCGGTATTGGTTCTGCTTCCGAATTGAACTAAAGCATCGCCCACTTGTGGAATATCACTACCTTCTTCGCAATCATCTACCGAAAGGTCTATATAGTCATTACCAACGTTTTTAACCAATCGCCAATATTTTCTATTAGATACACCTTGACATGCACCATCTTTTATATTGAATGTCTGACACCTTACTTGGTCGCCAGCTTCCCATAAATTTGTGGTTGCTGTTGTGCCGTCATCTTGGTAAAAGTAGCATCTATATGCAGCTATCTTTACATTTGCCGACCTTTTCTTTGCACGGGTATAATATAAGATTTGCCCATTTGCAGTAATGGTTTTATTATGTGCCTTTAGGAAGCTGTGGCTTTTTTCTACAATCTCTTGCCCGTCAGCTGATATTGGTACGACAGCTTTAATCTTAGAACCGCAAGACGAGAAGACCATATTACCTCCCACGTACGACATTTTGCGTATCTCTAATTCGTTAAAGATAGCTTTACCCCACACAATAAGGTCGGTGATTGAAAGTTGATACTTGCCGTCCTTTCTTTTTGTAATACCGAAACCGCTTTCGGTGGTGCTATCAAAATTCTTTGATTTAATGGTTTCAAGTATTATAGAAAGAAGTTCCGCTCTACCCTCGCCATCAATACCAGCACCATTGTTAAAAGCAACACCTTTTATAAACGTAATCAGCTCCTGCGCTGTGTCGGGGGTTAATTTGCTAAGAAAGCGTATATCGGTATAATTCTTTATAAGTTCAGTTGCTTGTGCCGCATTTAAGCCTCCACCACCACTAAAGTTGCCCGATAGGATATTGTTTACATCTTCCTTTAATTGCGAGATAGTGCCTTTTACGGCTTGGTTTCCAACAACTATCTCTTGTATAATCGGATAATCCAGCTTTGTAATGAGCTTTAAAATGCGTGTATTTAATTCATATCCGTTACCATCGTTGAATATAACCTTTTGTCCTATATACAAATTAGGATTACTCTTTGCAAACTCTACAGCATTGGAATGAAAGGAGTAGTTGTTGTTGTTCTGTGTACGTCTGTTTATCTCCTTTATGGTGCGTGCCGCCAATTCTTCTTGTGCTGCTTTCGTTTCATTCTCTCCCATAACTATATTGAAGAGAACAACAATATTGCAAGTGTAATCAGGCTTACCCTTGCCACGTGGGTAAAGACCCTCGTTTTCGTTGGTAGGAATAATAATATCTCCACTTTGATATTTCACAATCTCATACTCTCCTGAAGATGCTGAAACATCTTTGTGGTATCGTAGTTCAAAACCATCTTGTCCGTTTGGCTGACCTACTAAACTTTGCGTAAGCGCATCGTATTTCCCATCAGTAGTATGAGTATTGACCTTAAAGAAACCTTTTAAAGTGTGTCCTTGCAGTACTTGCTTCTTTACGTCTAGCTCGTAGCTATACCAATAGTGAGTAACTACATTTCCTTGCTCGTCTTTATCGTTAGTGATGTTTACGAGTGTCTTTGTATTGTCTTTTATAGTAGTGGGATAGGCGAGGCTCATATACCAAATAGTATACGTCTTCTCCTTTCCATTGCTATCCAATTCTATCTTGTTAGTTTGGCTGTTCTTTAAATTCTTTACTACCTGACGGACTTTATACACGTATAAATCAATATGCGGATAAACATCATCAAAGGAGAGAGCCAGCGTTTGCTTAATAGCATTAGATGCTTCAAACTTTGCTTTAGTGGTTATCTTTCCATTCTCATCAATATATATATATCCATCGGGGTAAATGGTTTTATCCAATCCTATTCTTGCAAGCGTAGCATAGTTACCTGTTCCAACCAATGCTTTACGAGACATATTCTTTGTTGAGCCTTGCGGATAGAAACAGTTATAGTAATTCTCTTTACTCTCACTGATAGACGGATATTGTATGTTGTCGTGCGCTTTTAGAATTGGCACATTCTCTCCCAGATTAATACTTACTTGTCCAAAGTATAATGTTCTATGCTTCCACGATAAATGCCACTCACACGGATTATTCTTACAGCCTTGAGCAATAGAAGATAATACAGAAAGTATATCATTCGCTGACACAGAGAATGAAACAGACGCATCAACGTTACCGCAAAGAGTATAGGTAAATTTATTCTCCGTTATTCCTAACGCTTCATTGATTGCATCGCAAGCCTTTTGCAAAGCATTTGTCGTTAATCCATCGTACGACCATTCTTGTTGTTTAATAGGATTCTTATCCGCATCTGTGGTATCATAGAGAAATGGCACACGGCTAAGCCACATTAACGGGTGCTGAAATTCTGGAATGTATTTGAAAGCCGTTGCATCTTCATTTGGCGTATACGGGTCTAATAAGCGATATTTAATACCATCATTAAAAGGTACTATATACGCACCTACTGGCAAAGTAATCTTTACATCACTTTGCCACGATAAACGCACTAAGTTGGATTTGCCTAACTCTTCCTCGTGTTCGGCACTCTCTGTCAAAGATGCTTCAAATATTTTACTATCGTTGATGTCGTATATTACCATACGTGCAAAGATAGTAAGCGAGTATTTTTATAAAGTATTAGAAAAAAACAGAAAAGCCACAACGTTTAAATTGTGGCTTAATTGTTTGATTTGGTTCGCTTACCGAACGAATCCAGGCACGCTAACGATGAACCCCTTGTCGTTTCTGACGCAATCGGGGTGTCCCGTCGCTGGGGCAACGCAATCGGTTCTGCCTTGTGCCTTTGCTGCTGTCAGCACTAATGCTGACACGATATACAGCGTGTTGTCGGCTGGCTCGGGTAATCCTGTAACTTGCCCAAATTCTTGTTCACACACGCCATTCTCATCGAACTTGCTAAATGTTGCGCTAACTCTTGCCAGACCCTCGCTGGCATACTCTCTACCATCATTCAATGTGATGGTGTGTGGGGTGTAATTCTTAAATGTTGTCATAATCATAAATTTTGTATGGGGTGGTTAGCCCCCACGTTACCTATTTTAATTTATTTTCTAAATCTGATATTCTTTTGTAAAAGCCAGCTGTATGTGGCGATGCACCTAATTTTAGCACTGTGTAATCATAATGATGTAAATACTCGTGCAGTAATGTGGCTGCCATCTGCTTAATTGAAACTACTTGTTTCTTTATAGCAGTGATATTATACAATGTTATTACTTGCAATGCAGGCGTATAAGTGCCTAAAGTCTTACGCCTCAATGTACCACGATAACCAGTGCTATGTGGTTGAGCACGATTTACTACCCTTACAACTGGTACAGGCACTTTGAATCGTTCAGAAAGATAATCACAAAGCATTTGTGCTTTCTTTTGGCGGTCTACAATGCTTTCAGTAGCTGACAATACCGCCTTATATTCTTTGTGAGAGAGGCGGCTTAATTTTACCGCCTCAATCTTATTTGATTTCTCGTATGCGTTCATAACTTATGCTATTCTAACTAAGTTCGCTTTTTTGAAACAACGCCATTCGTCTTTTTCAGTGTCAAAGTACACTTGACAAGTGTCTGCTGTCTTTTTCTCGCCCTTTGTTGTAGGTATTCTATCACTCATAAGAGTGCCGTAGGCTTCACGCAAGCTGCCGTCTACCTTTTGAAAGTAGAACTTAACCACTCGCTTGCTAAGGGCTGCTTTTAGCTTGATGTTTGCCCAAGCGCACTTTAACGCTTCTGATAATGTATAACCATTCTTGCGTACGAACTGCCAAGCAAGACTCATTACCTCTCTCATCGTGTTCTTTAATGTTGTACTCATAATCTTATAGTTTAATAGTTTTATACTTTGTTTCTTAATCACAATGCAAAGGTATACATAATTGCGAACACTTACAAGAGAATGATAATAGAATATTCGCATATTAGCGAACTTTAACAAATAAAGGTGTTCGCAATTATGTATATTAAATATTGTTAAGGTTTGAAACGTATTTTTCGCACCTATGTATATATTTTATATATTTGCACTATGAAACAAGATATAAGAATAAAAGAAATTTGCAAAGAGAAAGGTATCACATTAGAAGATTTAGCTAAAAGGTTAGGTATTCTTCGCACATCGCTTTCTCAAGCATTATCACGTAATAGCTTCAGCACGGATAAACTAAGTGATATTGCCAATGCTCTCAATGTCCCTATGTGGCAGTTGTTCGCATCGCCAGAGGAGGTGCAAAAGGAAAACAACAACATTGTTTGTCCCCATTGTGGGAATCCTATCAAAGTAACCATAATAAAGGAATGAAGTTTAATCACTACACATGGGACTTGTATAAACAAACCGATGTCGGCAAGAAAGCTATTAGTTTATTTGAAAACGCTGCCCATGATATATCTATATATGAACTTGTTTCCAAATATAATCCCATGGAGGCAAGGTTTTCAGATAAAGACAGTATGGAAGATTGTTGTGAACTTCTATGGGAACTTGCAATCAAGAAGATGCTATTGCCAACCAATATAGATGATGCACGAAATCTATACGAGCAAATAATAGATGGAGCGATATTGTTTGATGATGGAGAACCTTTTATAGAAAAAGCGGACTATAAAACATATCTCATGGCTAATATGGATATATCTTTCATGTTGTTTTTCAAGGCTCCAGAGTATTTCTTTCCTAATATATTCCGATACCATTTCTTTGACCTTATAAAAGTATTTGATATATTTGACATAGAATTGCCATTACCACCTAAAAAGGGTAATTATAGGGCACGGTGTATGTATTATTGGGAACTATGCGAGATACTATATTCTTTTCGTAAAGAAAATGGACTGTCTCCGTATGAGCTATGCGCTATACTTTATGACTTTGGTCAAGGGCTTACAAAGAATATTCCAACAGAATTGCCGAAACCATCTAAGGCTTGGTTTATTGGCGGTAAGATTATGCCAATAGAAGATTTGGATTTTACATTTTGGCAAGCTAATGAGGATACTATGCGAGGAGATATTCTCATACACTACGAAACCTCTCCTATATGTGCAATAACATGTATGTGGATAGCCCAAACAGATGGTGTTATAGACCCGTTCTTTTATTACTATGCTAACACATACATAGGAAGTAGAATAAAGCTACCACATGTGACTTTGCTGGAATTAAAGAACGATGAATACTTTTCTTCTCATCCACTTGTCAGGAAAAACTTTCAAGGAGTAAATGGATGGGAAATAAGTAATAGGGATTATCAAGAGTTTTTGCGAATAATACAGACAAAAAAGTACGATACAAGTAAATTACCAGTCTTATATGCACCTAAAATAGCTTGTACAAATATAAAATTAGAGAAAGATGTAGAAGAACATTTATTAATACCTTTACTTGATAGTATGGATATGACAGACTACATGCGACAAGTTCCATTACGGGCTGGATGCGGTGAAAGAATATATCCTGATTTTGCGGTGCATTGTACAAAAACAGATAATGGCTACATTGCCAAAGTACTTATAGAAGCAAAACTTTCCATGCGCAACAAAAAAGAAGTATATGCAGCGTTTCAGCAAGCTAATTCTTACGCACATTTGTTAGAAGCACCTATTATAATTCTCTGTGATAAGGAAATGATTCTTGTTTATACAAATGAAAATGGATTTAATAGGAATAGATACAAGAGATTCTTTTGGGAGGATATGGAAAATCCAGATAGTTTTAACGAACTAAGACAAATAATTAAACTGAAATCTCAAATGTAATCAAATGTTAAAAATCAACATCTTTATAAAGTAGACATTGACATCAGCATTGACATCAACATTAACACCGTCCACTTTAATAAATATATTATATAATAAATATAATAATTAATAATTATACATTATAGTTTACATTCAAAATACATTTTTGAATGCTATCTATCTCTTTTAAAACATATTTTTCATTTTTCTTGCCTTTGTCAATGATTATGTTTACTTTTGCAGGAAACAATAATTAAAAACGATAAAATTATGAAAAAGTATTTATTATTTATTTTAACAATGTTTTGTTTCACTTCTGTCTATGCTCAATGGAGTACCACTCATCACGAAGCTGATCAAATGAAAAAGATGGAGGCTTACGACAGTTACTCGTACACAAATGAAGTAGGAGACAAATTCATTTTTTGGTCAAATAGTCCTAAAAACTTTAGAATAATCTCCAGTGAGAGTATTTTTAACTATAATGGGAATGCACGTTGGGTGAATTTGGAAATTGGGTTTTATGATGAAAATGGAAATTTCATAGATAAAATAGTAACAAATGGTAGAGCTGACAACGATGAACCTTCAAGATTGGAGAATATGTCGTTTACCAAAGGGGCAAAGAAAATTATTTCATATATAAAAGAGCAAAAAGGAAGCGTGCGATTTTTAGCACCTTTGTATGGTGTATCTTCGGGGTTTGATTTTACTGTCCCTTGTATGAAAAATAGGGGTAGCCGTTAAGCTACCCTCTTTTTATGTCCTATTGGTTGGGTTCGGTTCTATGAAAGCAAGTCCGAGTTTTGCAAAGGTTCGCTCCGTGTTCCTTGCAAATGTGCAACTCTTACCAGTGTACTTAAGATGATACACATCGGGACTATCATCGGGAACTTGTATAGATACATCTCCCTTTCGCATTTCAGCGATAAACGCTTTGTTCTTTGCCGTGAAGTCAGATACGTCTACACCCTCCATAGTGAAATTAAGCGTTAAGTTTCTTTCATTTACTTTAGGTATAACATTAGCATACTGCACGCCATCTTTTAGTCGGTCGTTATTGGTTATATATTCTTTCAGCGGATAATATCCATTGATGGTGTCCAAAAAGCTATCTCCCATGCGAACGCCCCACGTCCTTAATGCATCTTTTCCGTTTATCAATAAATCTGCCATAATTACATATCTTTAATTTTCCTTTTGATGTCTGAAACATCATTACTCATTACTTTTATAAACTTATTCATCGAAGTAGTATCATCGTGAATGCCTTGCAGTTCCAAATAAGAATTGGCAAGTATCGTCCTCGTTTCGTCAGCGATAGACTTCTGGTCGAAAGATGACAACTGTATCACTTTCATCGACACGTCTAAGGAGCTTAATTTAGATGACAAAATATCTTTTATTTGGTCTCTCGATATATTCCCTGCCGTTGTGAGTGCGATAATGTTAGTTGCCTGCTCATAGGTAATGGAAGAAACGCCGTTTGCAGTGGCTTTCTGTGCGGCATTTTCATCTGAATAGCCCATATAAGATGCGAGGTTGTCTGTTTTCTTTTTAAGTTCCTCCATCTTTTTAGAATATTCGGACTTGTAAGCCTCATAGTCTGACTGCGACATATCGCCATCAGATAGTTTCTTTGCCCATTTGTTCTGAAAATCTTTTAACCACTTGTCGAAATCATCGTTTAATACACTTCTGTTTATCAAAGACTTAAATAACATCTTTGCAAAATTGTTACTCCAGTCCTCTGCATCAGCATTCATATCCATTAGGGTATCCAAAAAAGAACTTCTAAGACTGTCGAACGATGTCTGTGTGAGATTGTTCTTTATCTGCTCGGTGAGTTTCTCTGTCTTTCCTGCCTGCTCAACTACTGCGTCCCAATATTCTTTCTTATCATACTTACCTACTTCGGTAAGATATTTCCACAGGTTAGGAGCAAAATCTCTTATCGCTTTGAGCTGTTCGGGGGATAGACTATAAATGGAACTAAGCCCCGTTATATTTGCGCTGTCCACCCCTGCTGCTGCAAACGCACGTTGAGCATCTTCATTATAAGCCGCTATCTTGCTGTCGCTTGCGTATGAATTATTTGAGTGATGTGCAGAATGATAACCCATTTGCTTTTTGAGAATCTCCATACTATTGGCATTTATCTCTTTTTGTGCTTTGAGTGCCGTTTCGTATGCATTGACAGCCTTATTTCCTGCCGAGTTTCCTATTCTTTCAGAAAGGCTATCTATCCGTTTTCCTAACTCTTCATTAGACTTTGTCAGCCTTTCGGTTGTCCTTGCGACTTCCTTTTCGTTGCCGCCACCGATGCCAAGCATAGAACCAAAAGACTTAATGGCTGAAATTCCTTTGAGAGCTGCACCGATATAATTGCCACTTGCAAAGTCTCCTGCTGCTCCTGCCGCACTGTTGAACGCATCGAGACCTTTGGAAACCTTATCCCCAGCCTTACCAAGACCGATTGAGCCGAGTAGGTCGGGAAGTTGGTCTATGCCCTTGTCTTCAATGAACTCTTGCTTGCCATAAAACCAATTAGCAATCTTCTGTGCTGGCTTCTCCTTTGCACCGTCTTCTGCCTGCTTTGCTTTGTTCGTTGTCGTTATGGTATTCTTTCTTGCTTCTGCAAGTTTAGCTTCGGCAACAGCCAACTTTTGAAGTATGGGAGACATAGATTTGAACTTCTCATCTGTAAGGTCAATTTTACCATTTAGCGAAGATGTGGAAATTTCATCTAATGACATATCAATGCCTGTAGAAGACAATTGTTTCTGTGCTTCCTGCTTTACTTCGTTAAGCCTCAATGCTTCGGTGGCTTCCTGGTTTCGGGCAACATTTAGCCTTTCTTGTGCATCTGCCGCTTCTTTAAGCCTTCTATTATGTTCTCTTGCCTTTTCTCCTATGAAGTTCCAAATACCCTGTTGTTTGCCGAGTTCTTCGTCGATAGCATTTATTTTTTCAGAAACGACCTGCATTTGGTCGATAGGAAGATTTCCACTGCTTAAAAGGTCCTGTAATTGGTCTCTTAATCCCAGCAAATAGTCTTTCGTATGACCCTGCAAATCAGAGAAAATGCCATTCCAATCAATACTTGTGTTTATATTGTCTTCTTTGGCTTTTTCTATCTCCTTATCACGCTGCATCTGTAAAGTGGCTTTTTCTCCAACAGATTTAGCGTTTTGCATTTTCTCTTCGTACTCTTTTGTAATAGCAAGTTTCTTTTCCTCGAATGAACCATACTCTTTAAGGTATTCGTTCAGCGTGTTTATCTCTTCTTGCTGCCATTTTTTGCGCTGTGCGGTATATTCTTTATCCGCCTTACTTATCAACGATTGTAGATAACTTTCCTGGTCTGTGGTGAGCTTTATCTCCTTGTAATTCTTTTTACCCTCTTTGGTGTCAGAATAAACTTTTGTTTTGTCAGTGTTATTATTATCCCAATCTCTTTTATTTTCGTCATATTTTGCCTTACGTAGGTCATCAGCTTCTTTGCGTACTTGTCGTATTGTCTTATCATATTGCAGTTGATAAGCGGCACGTTCTTTCTCTCCTGCATCAGTGATTGATGCAATACGTTCTTCTTCCTTTGCCTCTGCTGCTTTTATTGCATCTTCTTCCTCCTTGTTTCTTCTTGTTACATTAGATTCAAATGTATACTCTCTTTTTTTTGCTGCTTCCTCTGCTACTTTGTTGGCTTCTGTGGCTCGTTTCTTCGCTTCTCTTTCAGCCTGCTTCTGCTTTCTTTTAGCCTCTACCTCTGCTTTCTTTTTTTCTTTTTGAGATGTTTTAATCTCTTGCTGTGTAGTACTGCCACTTAGGGATTTGTACGCTTGTTCCGCATCTTCGTATTTTTTCTTTGCCGTTGCAACATCAGATACTGAACCGTTTTTTTTCGCTTTCTCGTATTCAGCCTTAGTTTCTGCTACTTTTTTTCTTGCGCCTTTAACCGCCTTAGTCCACTTAATATTGTTTTTTGCCTCTTTCTTTACAGGTTCTATTCCGTAAGCTATTTCATTCTTCTCTTCTTTGGAAATACCATTCATAGCGGCAAACTGGTCCAATGCTTCATCTGCTGATACCTGCGTTTGTCTCATATAATTGGCATCAGAAATACCACTTGTAGAAAATAATGAACTATGTATGGGTCTTATCATACTGCGGACTGTAGTCCTTTTCCCATTGAAGATTATCCGTTGGTCAAGTCCACGTCCTGTTGCAGTATTTTGGTTTATAAATCTCATCAACAGATTAGCTGTTTGTTGCCCATAAGCTCTAGCCAAAGCACCCCAAAGTTCTCCTCTTCTTTTTTGTATATCATCTTGCGCTGCCGCTGTGTTCTTGTCGTAGAATTGCTTTAACTGTCGTGCGGCTACACTCTTGCGAATTGCAGCTGTCAGTTTGTCGTATGAAGAAGTCAATGTACCTGTACGTTCTATTTCTGCGGCTAACCTACTATCATATTGTCCATATTGTTCAACAATAGCATCTTTCGCTGCCTTCCATTGCTTAGTACCTTTCTTTGTCTGTTCTAATTCTGCTCTTAAACCATTAAGCTTGTTTATTTCGATTTCGGCTGACCTTGCCACATCTCTATTAGCCTCGTCTAATCTATCTTGTGCTGCTGAAGTGGCATCAGCCCTCTTTGAAACTTCCCATACTGCCATTCCAAATGCAGCGATGGCTGCCGCTGCAAGAACATAAGGATTAACAAGTAATGTAGCATTTAAAGATGCTACTTGTTTTTGTAATATACCCGTAACTACACTTAAAGATGTCGTTCCTGCTATTGATGCTGCACGAGATATCACCATTGCCTTTTCGAGTGCAATATTTAAGATTAGTCCCGTGCGATATACTCCGTATGTAAGTATTAGACCTTCGAGTATCTTTCCTATTGTTTCATAGTTTTCTACGAGGAAAGTGCCTGCCTGCACGGCTTTCATTACGACACCTTCGCCTTTCTTTCCTATCTCATTGAACATATTATCAAAGCTCTCCTGTAGCATTGAAATCTGCCCGTTGAGTGTCTTTGCACCCTCTGATGACATACCAAAGAACTTACCTCCTGCCGATGTAGCAGATATAAACGCATCCTGCACCATCTTTGAAGTGATAGCACCTTTCGACATCTCATTTTTCAGCTCTCCAATAGATTTACCCGTCTTGCGTGCAATCTCCTCGAGTGGGTTGAATCCAGCATTGACCATTTGCATCAAGTCCTGACCCATCAATTTTCCTGCACTGCTCATCTGTGAGAAAGCAAGTGCAAGAGAGTTGAATTTACCAGTATCGCCCATAGAAATGTCGCCTATAGCCTTTAGGTAGTCTATAGACTTCTCCGCCTCGATTCCAAACGAAGTCATCATCTGTACCGCACCGACCATATCCTTTGTATTAAGCGGAGAAGCAAGAGCATACTCTTTAATTTGTCCCATTAAGTTATCAAGTCGTTGCTGACTACCACCTAATAAGACCTTAAGAGATGTTTCCATACTCTCAAACTCACCTCGTACGGAGATTATATGGCTTGCAAGTTCCTTTAGCCCCATACCGCCTATCACCATGCCGCTAATAGACTTTAATTTGCTTGTCAGCAAATTCATCGTATCTGCAGTTCCTCCGCCCTCTTCTCTAAGTAAAGCATATTCATCACGGAGTCTTTTTACTGATAAACGTGCAGTAGCTTGTTCTTGGGTAAGGTCAAATAAAGCGTACTTCTGCTCTGCAAGTGCATCTTTCGCTTCTTTCAGCTTTGTAGATATTGGAGAAACAGAACGCTCATATTTTCCCATTGAGCGATATTGTTCTGTAAGTGTCCTAATCTCTTCTTTGGTGTCTGCGATAATCTTCTTTTGCTTTATTATCTCTTCAGCAAAATGATTTACACTTTGCGATGCATCAAAAATCTTCTTTTTGAAGTCTCCCTCGATAACAGCAGATGCCTGTGCGATTCTACCCGTTACGCTGTTTAACTCTTTAGAAGTTGTCTGTAGTTTATCGTTGAGATTATTAAAGGAAGTAGGATTCTGAATAGCATCAGTATTCTTTATTTCCTGCTTTAACTTATTAATCTCATCTCTTAATTTTTGGACTTTCTCCCAATCTGCTTGTATCTCGAATTTTAACTTTGCCATACCTATTTATTTCGTCTTCTGTTTGCGAGTTCCTTTCCACTTATTTTCCTTACCACATCTCCCACTGCTTCGTGTTGCTTGTCTCGCTGCATAACGACAAGATTTCGGTATGGAATTTGATTAACCACTTCATCGTATGTTAGATGCAAGCTATCTATAAACGATGCTATTTGCCCTAAAAGGGTCTTATTCCCGACTACTTCGGTGTTGCTGCCAGTAGGCTTGCGTTCTTCGTCAAACTGACAGCTTTCAAGAAAGGGTCTATCCCTATCATATCAAAAACAGATAAAAGTGCATCTATAACCTCTGCCATAGTACCTTCAGAGAGTTCCTCTGAAATACTTAAGTCTCCTTTAATAAACCAAGAGAGCGCACGTGAATAGGCTTCTGCATCTTTACCCGATAATATCATATCTTTCAACGTCCCATCTTCCTTAAACTCTATATCACTCAAATTTAAAATAGCTCCAGCGATTCGTTTTATAGTGGGAGACGGAACAGGGTATGCCTTACCATTTACATACACAATGGTATAATCATTTCCTGTTATTGCACCTGATACTAATTTACTTGCTCTACTCATAAATGAAAAATAAAAAAAGGGCGGAGGTGGTTTTTCGCCACGTTCCACCCCAATCACCTTATTAACTATCCTTATACCAAAGCTTTCACCTCTGACTCATCAAAGTTGTACTCTGATGATACGCCATCAACAATAGGAGCCTGAACAAGACCTTTGACTGCAATAGCGATAGCCTTGTCGGTGTTTGCCTCACGTGCTACAATCTGACAGTTAGGGAAGATGAACCATACATCGTCCTCAGTCAGACAGAACAGAGCCTTTTTGATGACAACCTTGTCAGTAGCTCGCTTCCAACCAACGATGTCATCCTTGTCAGTGCCTGCACCGCCCTTCTTGATTACTTCACCGCCCATAAGAGCAGCTTTGGCAGCATAGTCATACTGACCGATTGAGAACTGAGGTGTAATCTCTCCTTGAGTGGTGTCATAGCGGTATGCTTGACCCGTGAGCTGGTTCTTGTATGGAGTAACAGAAGCCTCGCTCTCCTCAATGTTCCATGTTTCGCCATGCACGTTCAGCACCTCATTCTTAGCTGTCTTAGCAGCCTTGATGATTATACTTGCACTTGCTGCGGTAAGGTCATTCTTGATTACGGAAATGTCAGCATAAAAAATCTTCTTAATGCCGACAGCTGAAATTTTTCCCATATTTACGTTACGTTTAATGCGTTAAACAATATTCTACAATTAATAAAATGGCACTTCAAAGCAGTGTCCGCTTCAATGTGGATAGTATCTATCTCATAGTTGTACCTTGTTCCATCAAACTCATCTGTTACGCTTTTGAAGAGTTCTTTTGCCTTTCGCTCCAATTCCTTTAATCGAAGTGTATTGGCAATTTTCACCCCCAAATCTGGAACACACAGATTGACTTCACAAAAACACTTCTCCCAATACTTGCTCGGGGTCTGTCCTTTCACGTGGATAGTAATGCGTTCATCTTTCAACTCCCCATTAATGGTTTTGCCGAAAGGAACTATCCCTATCCCAAACGCCTTGCAATCTCGGTAGAGAATATCTGCTATGTCAGTAGTTACTATCATTCAAACATTTCTTTTAGTTTCTTCTCTGCTCTCAATGCTGAACCGCTTAAAACTTCAAATCCCTTTGCCTCGACATAGGAAGCGTAATCAGCGGTGTTCTCTAATGTCAGTCCGTCCTTGTTTACATCGTATGTGTTGGACGTTCTCAAAATAAGAGTGTGGTCTTGGTATGTGCCGCTTTCCTCTGCATCCTTAACGGCTGCATCGCCCACGTCTATCATACCTTTCTGAACCTCCCATTCTACATCATCAAAGAATTGGTCTACATCGGAGAAATCACTATCTATAACCATAATTCAGAGTTATTGAAATAGTTAGCATTCTTTACAATGTAAACCTTACCTTCTCCTCGTACGCTTTCCCCCTCAAGACATCTTACTTCTGTACCTGCTTTAATATCGACATTCATCTCACATACTACGTGGAAATTAGGTCTGTATACCTCACCATTAGGAGAGTTAAACTCTTTTGTGGTGTTATCATCACAACGGCACTTACAGAGTGTTACCCACTCTTCACCTCCCGTGTTAGGGATAGGGTGTCCGTATTCGTCCTCTTGGAGTGGTGTTACCCTTTTAACCTGCAATATGTGGGGTGCAAATATCATAAGATACGTATCTTCGGTTTATTGTCGTTGAGTTCGTCCTTCAATCCGTACTTCTTGCAAAGGAGAGAGTAATAATCCTTTACACCTTGAGTGTTCCACGACATAGAGAAACCGCTCTCATTGATAGATGTAGGACGAAGCAAAAGGGATGGGATAAAATGAGCAATAGCAACAGAGATAGAATCTATGTTCTCACTCATCACATCGTCATCTATTGCCACTTTCGCATTGAGAGACATATCCAACAAGTCAGCCTCCGACACTTGTATGCCGAAAGACTGAAACTTGTCTGATATGTATTCCCTTACTATCATTTTGTTAGCTTAGTAAGGTCAAATGTGGTAATGAGAGTTGGGTCTGCAATCTGTGGAATCCACTCTGCGGTATACTCTAAGTAACGCCCGTTATGGTCTCGATTAGCAGCTACGAGCATATCACCATCACCCGTTGGAGTGTAGGTCATGCCTGGCACTGGGTCGGTCTGCTCATAAGGTGTGTGGTAACGCATATAGCCAACCTTATCTTGCGGAAGGAGTGTGATATGACCATCTGCATAAACCTGCACGTTCTTACCATTCTGCTCCTTTACGTAGTCATCCTTGATTTCGATAGCAGGGAGACCAATACCCGTGAAGAGGTCAGAAGCAAGGTCAGAAGTTACAAGACCCGTTGAGAGATACATTCGATTAGAGCCAAGCTGCATCTTAAACATCTCGCCAAACTCCGAAGAACCGATGATGTGCTTAATGAATGTGCCACGGCTCATAATCATCTTTGAGTACTTACCGAAGTCAGGAGCAAGCTCATTGAGTTTGTTCATGAGGTAAGTAACCATCTTCTTCTTTGTGCCGTCGATAACGTCACTATCCTGCAACTCGATAGCATTCATAGGAAGCTCAATGTCGAGGAACTCTGTAGCGTTCTGTTCTGATATTGCCTTGTCCTTGTTACGGACAGAAGCCTTACCCGTCATAAGGAGGTCTCCAACAACCAAATCCATACGCTTGTGAGCAGCAAGCATTACCTGACGATAATCATCGTAAATGAAACTGATGATGTCGTTGAGTGCTGATACTTGTCCTGTAGCGTTCGCCTCGTTGTACTTATCCAACAAATCCTGAAGTTCTGACAAGCGGTCTACGCTCATTTGATAGCGGTCGCCAAGATAAGCAATCTCGCCAACTCCGCTGCCCATATTCTTACGCTCACGGATTGGCTTCTCACCAAATTGCGAGTTGATAGAGCCTGCCATCACGCCACGAACAGAACCGATATAGTCCTTGAATACCCGTGTTGTGGTCTTACGCCAGTCAAGGAACTCCTGCCAATAAATAGCGTCCGTTCTTGTTTGAAGGACACGATTAATAACTGCACCTACAATAGCAGGCTCGTTAAATAATGATTGAATAGTCAATGTCATAATATGCCCTTTCTTTTACTCGTTAAACTGGAAATGAGGGAGGTTAGCCTTGTCCTTCTGTGAGAAAGGAGTTACCAACTTCTCAGGTTCAATCTCAAACGCTCTCTGTAAGAGTGCAACGGAGTTAATGCCGTCTGCAACCTTATGAACTTCATAAAGTGCGGAGTTCGCAACATTCTTAGACTCTTTGCCATCTGCTGCCTTTGCCTCAAACAACACATCTTCTGTCTTCAATGCGCCCATAGCGGCATCAAGTGTGAGTTCGTCATACTCTGCCTTTGATTTGTCGATTGCGGTAATGGTTGCGCCCTTAGTGCCATTGCCGAGAATAGTTCCCACTACAACGAATGAGCCTTTAGCAATTTTCACTTTAGTTGCACTTGCTGCTACGTTCTCTTTTACGAGAACATTAACCACAATCTTTGCGGTCTTTGCCTTGAGGTCGGCTGCAATAGGAGTAAATGATGGAACATAGCTACCTACTGCCAATCCTGCGACATCAAGGACGTAATTGCCACGACGACGAAGACCGGTAGAGACATCGTAACGCTCTTCCTGCTCCTCCTTTGGTGGTAAATTGTACTTAAATCCTGCCATAAATTACTTTTTGTTTTGTTCTACAATCTCTTGTGTTCCCTTGTTGATTTGTTCAGCAATGGAACTAATCTCGCTTTTGTGTTCGTGGTTCCCCTCTTCGGGAGACTTTGCGAACTGAAAACCGCTATTCTGCATTTCCTGTTTCAAGTCCGTAAAGTACTGATTAAGGTCTACATCATCAGCGATTTGCTTTCCTTTATAGACATATTCAGGGATACCGAATGACTTTGCCACTGCTGCAATCTGTTGGTTGCGTTCGTCCGCCTTTGTCTTTGCGTCCATTGCAGCTAACTTCTCGCTCAATGTCTTGTTAGAATCAATAAGACTTTGCGCCCACGCTGGCACTTGTTCCGTTGGAGCCACTTGTGGGGTAGGCTTAGGGTCTGTTGGTGGGTCTTGTGGCTTTGGTTCCTCGATTGACTTTCCGTCCTTGATGTTGTGCTTCTTCTCGTAGTTGGAAACTGCGGTCTTTTGCGCACCATCAGCCCGATAGTCGCCATAGCTTGTTAGTACGTCTTGAAAGGAGATACCCTCAACGATAGAGTTTACCTTGCTCTCGTCCGTTACTCCTTCAGCTTTCTTGCTTGCCATACGCTGAAGGGTGGCATCCTCAACCCCTTGGAATTTGGTTTTAAGTCCTGCCAAAATTTGTTCGTAAATGTTCATACTTTATAAAGTGTTATCCTGAATAAATCTTTTGCAACAAAGATACACATTATGAAAGGGAGATTTGTGCTTTTCTGTAGCTTAGAAATGACAATAAAACGATTGTAAGAAAAAGCCGCCTATACTCACGTACGGACGGCTGAAATAATACATAAACAGTTATATAATGAAGCTATTCTTGCGTTTGCGATGTTGGTTGAGTTTCCTTTTTCTCCTCTTTGATTTGTTGCAATTCATCTTGCAACTCGCCATAGTTTGAACAGAAACTTACACCGTGTTCCAATGACCACACACCACCACTGACGGCAGCAGCAGCCGTTTCGACCTTATCTCTTTCGCTATCAATCATGAAAGGAACAATCTCCGTTTCGATGTTCACCGTCTTACTTGCAGCTTCAAGCGATGCGTTCAGCGTGCCAATAGCAGACGTGAGGAAATTAACTCTTCGTTGGAAAAACTCTCCCAATTCCTCTGCGTGGTTCTGTACTGCCATGTGAGCAGCCATAAAGACATATCGGAATGCCGTACCGCTAAGTGCATTGCCCGTGCCTTTGAGTTGGTCGAACGATATGCGAGGGGTGTTCGTTAGTCCGTATATCTGATTAAAGTATGTTTCTATCTCCACCTTGATAGGGTCGGAGGATTGATTCCATGTGAGGTATTGTGCATTTGCACCGTCCCCCGTTAATTGCATCATTCTGTTTCTTGCATCACCGCTCAAATTGTCGGGTTGCAACTCACCAAAGAGCATAAGGAGAGGAAAGAAATGATTATCAATACAATCAGCATAGCCACTCAAACACTTCTCTAATCGGACACGTAACTGCTTAACCTTTGCGCATAACGGCTCGGGACGAAATGCGTACATAACGGGGAGTTTCTGGAACTGATGCGCAAACGTGCGTTCTACATTCTCCGACCATATCTTATCAAGTTCCCACTGATACACCTTATCTGCGGTAATAGTCATGAATACGGTGTGTTCGTTGCCGTCTAAGTCTTTCTTCTTGTATTCACGGGAGAAAGCTATCATGTTACCGTTATCATCAAAGAAAGGATATAATGTATCACCACGAAATGGGGACCATATTTGCGACCTTAACCGATATTCGGGTACTTTATTCCCAAAGAGAGACGCAATTCTGCGCTTAAGCTGCGCCCAAAAGCCATCATCTTTGACTACGTACCAATACTCCGCTACTTCCTGCTCTGATAGCCACGAACGGACTAACTTGCGGTTTTGAAATTTCAGTTTATTCTTCTTGAAAACCTGCTTGATGGTTTCAAATACATTCTTTTCTCCGTCATCTTCGGGATTACAGTCAAGCGTGGGTTCTGTACCTACACAAAAGGCGGTATGGATATTTACTATATCCTGCTCAATAGGGAGTGCAATACGGTTAGGCTCTTTCATTTCGTATTGTGCAGGGATATGTGTAGTCTTTTTGCTCTCGGGGTCAAACTTATCCTCTTCCATCTTTACAAGGACTTTAATCTTCTTGTAAAGTTCTGGGTTCATGATGTCGTGTTTTGTCATGTCCCAATCAGCAAGGTTTGTTAATGTGTCGGGGAGAGGATTGCGCCTGCCCTTCTTAAGGTAGCTAATCTTCTTATCAATGTCCTCAAGTGCGAGGATGTCATCTAATGTCTTTATCATATTGTTATCCTTTCTTATTAGGTGGGAACACTTTTCTAATATTTACTGCATAGTCTTTCATATTTGCTGCGGCATCTTTGAAAGTACATGCCATATTTTCTCCTGTACGTAAAACAAGGTTATCCATACGCTACTATTGTTTTATAATTCTAAACATTTTGCCGTGATGTTTTTCCAATCCCTTCATATAATCAAATGCTACTCGTGGGTGGCTTGATGCAAAAACATCACGGAAATTGAATAAATCTTTTGTCTGAACTATATACATATCGTTATCCTATTTATCGAGCGAAAGCTGCTGCTATATCGCCCTTTGGTTTCAAAATCTTTCCTAATAGTTGCCCAAGGACATAATAGCGAACCGCATCTATGCCATGGTTATATTTGTCTATTGGTTGGTTGATATAGTTGCCATCCTTATCCGTGTCCCATACATACTTTCTGAACTCTGTACGGAGGTTATACGACCGCTCTGTAACAAAGATATGGTCAAAGGATAGCATCTTGTCTATTCCTGCTATGATAGAGTTACCACTCTTATCTACGGGGTAAATCTTTATACCTGCATTGTGTATCTCTTGTATCAGTCGGGGGTCTGCACTCTCGGAGAATACCTTTAAGCTGCCATATCGTTTGAGTTCCTTTGCAATATCAGATGACAACATACCCGTGCGATAGAAGATTTCATCAAGATATAAATCATTATCAATGATACCACATAATATTCCTGCACTCGGGTCGTGCGTAAAGCCAAAGTCATCACCAATAGCAACCTTCTTACACCATTTAGGGAACTCCTTAACAACTCCGATTTTCTTAAACACTGCACCTTCTGCCACGTCTGCCCACCTGCCCATAGCGATATGGGCGTACTTCTCTGGGTCGTTCTTCTTTAACTCCTCCATTTCTCTCAAGAACTCGGGAGAAAGATTTGGAAGATTATCCAAATATGTCGTATGTATATGCAACACGTTCGGGTGGGTGCTAATCTGGACGGGAACACCATCATACATCACTTCCTTATGCGTGTTTTCTAAAAATCGCTTATAAACCCAATGGTTATTGTCCGTAGGGTTCATAATGATGATAATTCTGTTCTGTATTCCCTTCTGACGAATAGAGAGCATTATCGTTTCAAACTCTTTCTCTGATACCCACTCCTCTGCCTCGTCTACTACAAAAGTTGTAACGCCGTGAATAGATTTCAACTTTGCCGTTTGATTTCCCGAACTTGTCTTGATACCTCTAAACATGACTGCACCACCGCTGCGGAGGTTCTTTACATCTGTTTTAGTGTGCGTGTACCATTTCGAGTTTCCATCAAGCTCCACCTTCTCCATAAACTCGGGGATAACAGACATAGAAGCCGATACCATTGTGTAACGAGTATAGAGTATTTGATGAACTATCCGCTTTGCAGGAGTAGGATGTTTTACCTCAAACAACAGACGCTCAATGAAAGTGGAAACATTGAAGCTCTTTCCACTTCCACGACCACCAGTAACAAGAATGATAAACTTATCCTTGTTATGGTACAACGGAGCATATATCTGCTGAGGGTTTATTCTATTCATTTGTGTTATCGGTCATCCACTTATCTATGTCGATACCATTCTCGGAGTACAAAGCATCTTCATCGGTCTGCTTGTTCTCCATCTTACGCCATGTTGGGTCGTGGTGATAGAGTAGGGTTGCGATAGCCTGCATATTAGGAGGTAGTTCCATCTCAGACTCTTGCACCACTGCTTTATCCGTCAGCGTTACCCAGCCTGTACCACCGCAATAGGGGCATTTCTTATCTGCTCCCATACACTCGCACTTATCCTGTACGAACTTAACTATCCTTGATTTGGTCTTCTTCCCACCAATCGCACCCTTGATGTATGTACCACGAAGTAAGGCTACAATTCTTGTCCGTCCATGTGTTAAGACCCTATTGATTTCTGTCCCTCTGCGCTTGTTTTCCTCATCGTTCCAACATTGATAGTTACCGTTCTTCATAGAGCCAAACACATCTGCGGATAGGTTGAGTTCATTCGCAATCTCGCTATCCGTGTATCCATTCATTGCAAGCTGCTCTATACGCTTGTAGAAGTCAATACTATCATAGTCGTGTTTTGGTTTTGCCATATCTTTTAACGATTATAATTTGCTTTTATCGAATATTCTCTTTACCTTTGCAATGTAAAGTTCAGCATGGTAGAGACATGATAGTTTGGAACTGAGGAGGCGTTAGCCTTATGAGGGTGTCGATAGCCCCGCCATGCTGAGTTTTATATTCTATCAAATCTGCTACCATCAAACCTTTCATTTTTATTCAGTTTCTGTGCCGTAATAAAGTTTACAACTTTCGTTTTCCCATTCTTGAGTTTCACTTCATAATTGGGGTGAATGATAAACTTAGACTTATTGCTCACATACACAAAATTCCTTTTCTTTCGGTCTGTATTGTTGTCAAAATATAGTCGCATTCTTTTCCTTGACTTTGGAAAGTTTATTAACTCGTAATCAGCAACAGAGAGTTTCTTAGCCTGCTTGCTCAAACGTTCAGAATGGGTAAGGGATTTAACGCTCATATAAATGGACTTCGACCCAAGTATGATCCCATTCCGTTCAGCATAATCTGACATACGCTTCTCTACTTTACCTATTGTAAATGGTTTACGTTTGGAATATCCATACACCCTAAAGTCAAGAAGTATCGCCCTGATTTTATTTCCAGAGCTTCTGTCTTTGTATATATCTATCCCCTCGCTATTCATCGGCTATTCAGTCAGAATAGAATCTATTTTCTGCTCAAAAACTTCACCTTTGAGGAACTTCTCTTCGGGGTTAAAGCCGAACTTCTCACAAAATTCCGCCTTTGCCTCCCAATTGTCGAATGATAGCATAAGATAAGCGTCCATGTTTGCAGCTGCCTTTGTAGCGGCTTGTTTCACTTCTTCTTTTACTTGCTTCATGTGAGCAACCTTTTCCGCTCTCTCGGCTTGCCGTTGTGCTACTTCTGCTTGATGCTGTTCTTGCACGGGTTCCATAAGGTCGCCTAACTCACCTACGATGTTATTTTCTTCCTCTGTCTGAAAATTGAAATCCACGCCGATAATATCGAGGTCTTGCTCGGTCAGTCCTGCATCTTTATAGTCGATGTCGGGAATAAGCTCACGGAGTTTGTCGTAATCGTATTCACCTCCTACATTAGGTGAGTTGAGGGCGCAATTCGCTTCTTTCTCCCTTTTTTCGTCATAATCAACAACTTCGACCCTCAAAACATAGTCTTTTTCTGGATAATCATTTAGTATATCAAGAATATCTACTTTTTGATGACCACTAATGATAGTATTGTTTGTCCTTCTGTTGATGACGATACCACCCAAAACTCCAAAATTCTTTATTGAACGTTTTAGGGCGGCTTTTCCCTCTTTGCTTATCTTACGTGGGTTATAAACGGCAGGGTGTATCTGCGAACGTTTAATTTCAACGATTTCTGATGTGAAGTATTTGTTATCCATCTGACTTGTCTCTGTTTGTTGTTATCCTGCTACAGCACCATATCCGTGCTGCTGAACTGCACGACTTTCCGCCCTTGCAATAAGCCTGTCTCTTGATTGCTTGGCTTTACGGCTCAAAGCACTTGTTTCCCATGTGTTCTTTCTTCGCCAATTAGCCTCACTCAATCTTTCTGCTTGTGCGTAAATCTGTTTAAGAGTTTTTCTTGCCATAATTCTAATTTTTTACTTGTTATCCTGCTACTACACCTTTTGAACGAGTTTTATTAGACAACATGTTATCTCTCGCTGATGTAATTCTATTATAATTCCTAATAAAACTATCATAGCTCTGTTGCCTTTCTACATTCCTCCTTATCAACGAACTTGCACGGTTTATAATTCCACTATATTGCCCTGTCTGTGTACTGTTAGGACTCATAGATGAATTATAACCTAAAGTTCTTCTTGAAACGCGTCTTGCCATAATTATTCTTTGTTATTCTGTTTATAATTCTGTTCAAATAAAATTCTCTCGCTCATTGGAAACACCTTGTATATCTTCTGCAAGTCCTGCGGATAGTGTTCGTTAAGCCATGTAAAGCAGTCTATGTTAAAGCCAATTCCGTTACTTGCCTTGTTGCCGTATAAAACTGGTTGTGGCAAACGCTTCATACGCATATATGCTTTAACATCTTTCTGCGTCCACGATGCGAGCGGATAGACCAATCCGTTATTCTCATACTCGTTAGCTTCATAGCCTTTGAGCATAAGGTTTCTATTCATTCCGTCCGCTTTCTTCATACCTAAGAACGTATAGTAAATACCTGTCTTTAACCTCACCGCCTTAATCACGTCAGCGAGTTTCAGCAGCTTTACTTTCGGATTAGGAACGCAATACAGACCGCCACGAAGTATATACGTTAAATTCCAATGAGGGACTTGAATAAACTCTACCTTTGGATATTTCTTCTTCACCCATCTTATCCAACCATTAATGTGGTCTAAGTCCTTAACGAAGTACATAAATACACATACAACTCTTTCAAAGCGTGGATAAACTAAATCCAAAGTTACGAGTGAATCCTTACCAAGTGAACACATAACGATGCAAGATGACTGCTTTTCAGCCACCCTGCATATTACGTTATGTGCTTCTTGTAACTTGTTCATACACTAACCGTTACTCATTCCAAACGCAGCTCTCACATCTCTGTATCGCTGATTTCTCGTACCGAATTTACTTGCCGTTTTCTTTGCGGCACGCATTTCTGATGAATTGCGGTAGTTGCCTTTGTAGCCTCGTGCAAATTTGCCATCTGTGCCACGTACAGATACGGTACGCACATCGCGATTAATTCCGACACGATTTTTGCTTACTCTTCTTGCCATAATCTAATACCTATTGAGATTACACTTTCTTCGACTTTTCTCTTATATTGTGTGAAAGTACTTTACCCAAATCAAACACCACTTGTTCTGCGACCCATACAAGTGGCTCGCCATCTTTATCCCTACCATGCTCGTAAGTGATAGGCTCGTTATTCTCATCTACGAATATCTCACAATGTGCGCCTAAGACCTCAACAAGTGCGCTGTCTCTGTCTTTGTTGTAACCAACATAGAATTGGATAGCATTATACTTGATAGGCTGCGCATTGCCGTCTGCATCTTCAATTTCAAACCCTTCTTCATCAAGCTGCAATAGCTTCTTGATTGTTGTTGGACGAACCTCACGAAATTCTTGCACTTTACGGCCTGCAAGGATAGCATCGAAATACTTTTGGCGAATTATCAAATTAAGTACTTTCATACGACTTTTCTCTTTTTTAATGTATCACAAAGATACGATTTAACATTATTATATTTAAGAAAAATCCGCCCTGTATAACAACAATAGGCGGATTGTTGTTTAATCTTTTCTTTCTCTTACGCTACAAATCATACCATTATGAAAGTAGCTTATTATTATGGTTTTACCACACACGTGGTGTATGGTGTCATTAGGACGAAGAATATCGTCATCTGATGGGAATGCTATATCTGCGTGCATCAGATAATTACCATACTCGTCTACGACATCGTATGCATTATAACCCATACGACTCTCGTCTATCTCGTTATCTATAGATAGCCATTTTTCATAGAGTTTTAAAACTTCTTTGTTCTTGATTTCGCCATTTTTAATGGCTTCTTCAAAATCACTCATAAAGAAGCGGCATAATCGCCCATCTTCTTCACTAAACCAGCAGTACTCTGTACCTTCTAACAGTTTACTGATTTTCTTTTCTATTGAAAACATCTCTTTTCTAAGAGTGTTTTCGATATAAGTCATTCTTAACTGTACCATACTATAATTTAATTTCTATATAATTCTGCCCGAATTGGTCAGCAATCACGAAACTATCTCTCATACCTTTCAGCCATCTTGCAACATTGTAGCTGCTTGTACCTAATATCTGTGCTATGTTATCACATACTATAGATAGTTCGTGTGTGTGCTTTGCGAAAGACATTGCGAACTGCTTCAGGCACTTAGTAATAGCCTCTTTCTCTTCTATATAAGAAGTATTGAATTGCAAGACGTAATTTAGCCTTTCAGATGAACCATTTTTGTTTATATCTTCAAAAATGAACTCAACTGCGAGCATCTGCGCTTCTGTTAGCTGCATTTGCTTAATGTCTTGTACTTTAATTCTCTTCATAATCATTTGTTTCTTAATCACGATGCAAAGATAGTATGTTTATTTGAATTAGTATATACCAAATGATGTTTTAGCAAAAGATTAACGTTTGAATAAGGTATACTAAAAGGTGTTAAATTAAAGATTAATATTTGCATTTGAAAAAACATATACCTAACTTTGCAACATCAAACAAAACAAATAAAAGAAAGGTGAGACACACCGTAACAACTGTATTTACATTATGTTAATCAACAAAACATTTATTACAGCAACTACAGAAGAAGAATTGAGAGAACAGGTTATCTCTCAATTGAGGGGGAATGGCTGTTGCATCGTTAGCGGTGCAGATGAGGCAGTCGAATTTCTTGCCTACAATAGTGGGCGAGAAAAAGAAGATATAGAAGTAGAAAGCGATATCGAAGAAGATTTTTCTTTCGATATCGAAGAAGGTATTTTTAGAGTAGTCATTACTGCCTACTATGAAGATGCAGGTAGTAACGATTACTTTTATAAAGTAGTCGTGGAATAATAACAATAAATGCTGTGCTATCGGCATAACGGGCAAAAGAAATAGAAGTTTTAAACAAAAAAACAATATGAGATTGCCGAGAAAAATAAAGAAAGCTTGTAAAAAATATCTTGTATTAGGCGCAGTACTCAATACCAATGCTTTGCGTTGTGTTAATTGTCAATGCAACAAAACAAATAAAAAGAGTAAGGCGTTAGCGGTATATTTTTACGTAAGGAGATTAGCGAATGTAAGAGATTTATTTGTAAAATATAAACAATGAATAAATATATTATACAAAAGAGTACCCACCCTAACAAGTGGGTGCTTACAGATACCACAAACAAAATTGTGGTTACGTTTGAAGATGGTGCTTTTAATAGCACACAAAAGGTTACTATGTTAGACGATACCCAGCTAACAGCTAACGAACTTGCAAAGGTAATGCGAAAGTTAGGCGAGTGGGCGGTAAAATATCACAGTTCAAAGTGTTTTAATATTCCGTACGGCATAGAATATAGTGAGGACGACACAAAGATGTATTTGTATCGTCGCAAATCTCCAAAGTGGAGATTAGAGATAATGGATAATGTGAATAAAAAAAGAACTTGCCGACAGCTTGCGAAAAGCAGCTGAATGGATTATAAAGAGATAAATATGGCAGGAGCAAAAGGTAAAAGCGGAGGAAAGAGAATAGGTGCAGGGCGACCTGCGATTACTGGCAAAGCATATAATTATAAGGCTGACAAAGATTTAATACCTATTCTTGATAAACAGGAGAATAGAAACAGATTCATTAATGATGCTGTAAGAGAAAAGTCCGAAAAGGAAGGACTACTCTAGTATTTTATTGACCTTTAGGATTAGTTCGTCCACGCCTTGACGAAAATCTGAATAGGTGGTGTAAAGTACCATTAACTCTGTACAAGTCGCTGATATAACGCTTGCGCAGGTTACTTTGGTAGCTTTGGTAATGGCACGTCTTAAGCCTTGCGGCATCTTGCCACCAAAGAATTTATTAGGGGAGTAAAGGTAGATGACAACAAAGATAAACTCTTTGCGGTCGTTTACCTTTATTTCTTTGCCCTTTAATTCCTCGAATACTTTGTAAATCTTTGGAATGAGATTTAAGTCTTTCAATTTAGGAGATGTGGCAATCTCATTATCTACTATGGCTTGACGGAGAGTCGTGCGTGCCTTTTCTATCCTCTTGATTGTTTCTATTATATTTTCCATTTTAGCTTTTCTACAAAAATAATACAAAAAATACGCTTCAGGGAATAACTATTACGTAACAATTCGAGGAATAAAATAATAAAAGCCAAATTTAGTGTGTTGTTTAGTGTGTTGTTCAGTGTGTTGCTTTTAATTTTTCACCTTTGTAAAAATCTAATATAAAGACAATTACAAAGGTGTTTAGTGTGTTGTTCAGTGTGTTGTTCAGTGTGTTGTTATGCTTTTAGAACGTAATCTAAAAGTTTTACATATATAGCCTATATATATTTCCAAATATATCCATAAGACACTTTGTAAACACCGTTACACGCTTTTCTTACACTTGCATCACATCCATTAACGCTTCTTGCTCCATCTCTAATAGAACCGAACACCACCTCTGTATTATCTTTTGGGTTTATCCTTATAATTTTACGGTGTCCCAAATGGGCGCGCATTTTCATTTCTTTCTTTTTCCTGTACGACCACATAAAATTATAAGCATATCTTATTTTCCCTTCACAGGCGAATGATATACCGCTTCTTGTTCCACCGACATCTTTTGCTGCTTCAGTTGCAGATTGGAATTCTGTTATATACGCCCCATCTAACGCGTATTGATATACTTTTTTTGATTGAGCCTTTCTCCTTCTATCTATTGAAGTCCCATAGTTACTATTATATTTGCTTGTACACCACTCTAAATTTTCTACTCTATTATCTTGTTTGTTTTCATTTTTGTGATTAACAACAGGGTAATTGTAGGGGTTAGGAATAAATGACTGGGCAACAAGCCTATGCACAGATACATATTTCATTGTATAGTTTCTACAAAGTCCCACTCTTAAATATCCATTGCTTTCTAATTTAGGCTTTAGCAAATATTCACCGATATATCTACTTCCAAATCCACCTCTGGAAATGCGTGGTAAATGTTTTACACGCCCTAAATTGCTAACCATATATAACCCTTTGTATCCTAATACATCTTTCCATTTTTCTTCCATTACTGTCCAAGTTTAAAAATACCGAATTATAAAGAAGAATCGGAAAAGCAACTCGGTTTAACTCTTTCAATGGGTAGCTACTCCACATCTATCCGATTCCTCTACAAATATACAAAATATCAACGAATTACGCAAATATAAATTCTAACAATTTAGTATTAGCCTCATTTATTTGGGTAAAATCTCGCTTGACATAAACATCTACCATCCTAAGACTTCCATTCACATGATTTAGCATTTCATCTACTATGTATTTGGGTACATGAACGCAATTATATGCAATCGTAGCCATAGAATGCCTGGCAGCATAGAATTGTAGACGCTCAATGCCAATTTCTTTACCTATATCCTTTAGTCCGATGTTTATCGCACGGTTGAAACTCTCCATAGTTGCAAACCTCTCATAGAAGTTAAATACACGCTCTTTACCCTTGTATTTCTCAATTAGCGGTTTGATATAATCTGTTATTTCCACTTGTATTTCAGCCTTATCTCTCCGCCTATCTTTTGTTTTCATACGGTCATATACTATTGTATTCCCATCGATTTCGGTGGCATTAAAGAGGTCAGCAGAGTTCATTCCCATAAGGCAGAATGAAAGACGAAAACAATCTAATGCTAAATCATGACGGCTGGACTTTCCTTTTACCTTGATATTGTCATAGGGTAGGGCGAATATTCTCCGTATTGTTTCTACGTCTAATGCTCGTTTTTCAGCTATATTCTGCTCTACTGGTTTATATTTGTCTAAGGAGTGCTTAATTCGGATAATATCATTATCTTCATCATTATAATACTCCCTTGCAGCGTTGAATATAGTTTTGATACAATTAGGATATAAAGATTGTGCTCTTGGGCGGTCTTTTAATGCGTTCTCAAAGGCTTTCATTGTCTTAACGTTAATTTCCTCACAGAGGATACTATCACGCCCTACAAAGGAACACAAAGCATTCAGAGCCGTTTTATAGTTCTTTATCCCTTTAATGGTTGATTTCTCAATCCATTTTGCTGCAAATTCCGTGAATGATACCCCTTTATTTTCTTTCTTTTGTCGGATATAGGAAACGATGGTATCGATGTCTATGTCGTTAAATTCAAGGCTTAATTCGCTTAATCTATTCCTATATTCTTTTATTATATCATTGCACCTATCGAGTATATTTGCATTTTTTATCTTGAATGAAGCCGTTATGTCCTTTTTAGTGATATACATCGTGGTAGGAATGTATCTTGTTTTATTAGTGTGAGTAAACCGAATGTGTACACTCCACGTTTTATCGCTTCGCAT